CTGCCAGCGTTGCGCTTTGTGCCTGCCTTGCGTGGTTTAAACTGCCTGCCGTTGATGTCGGTGCCTGCCTTGATGTTGTCCAGGGCATAGTTCACCATCTCATTAGCAGCAATCTTTGGGAGCTGTTCTTTGAGTGTTTTAAGGTTGCTAATGCACTGTTCCAGGGATGCCATTTTTGAAAGTTTTAAAGTTGAATGGAGCGGTTTTTTAAAGCCGCTCCATTCCTCTATTACTTTACTCGATCACTGGCCAATTCCAATTACCGGCCTGATCACCCTGGTTGATACTGGTCTTCCACAGGTCTTGGGTTCTTCCGTCTGTCAGAACTTTTACATTCACACACGTGTCGCTCCAAACGTTAACGATCACGGCAGGAAGTTCATCCACAACGTTGGCATGCTCAAAACCATCTCTGAAGTTTTTCTTGTCTTGTTCTGTAGTCTTGTAAATCACAATCCTACCAATCTTTGGTTTGTTCATAAGTATATTTGTTCAGATGACTCCTGTCCCCGAGGTTTAAATTTTTAAGATGGTAAAGGCAAATCGAAGTTGTCATTGGCACTCTGTATGTCGCCTGGATTGACCGTGAACTGCGGATGATCCGGCGGGAACACAAACTTTTCTTCGCCCCAGTTATACCCAAATCCTTTTTTGATTTCCGGCAGCTTTTCAAAGTTCACGTCCGTGATGTCTCCTGCGGCTAGTTGTTTCACCGTACACCGGCAATTCCAATCCAAAGGAGGCAGGTGTGATGCAGGGCTCTTCCAGAAGGCATCATTAACAGGTCGTGTGATACCATTGAGCGCCTGGTGAGCTTTGCGTACCCGTCCGTCGCCCACGGTAACATACTGAAGGAGCGGTAGCGCAGCTTGATCAGTTTTAAACTGCTGCCACTTCTGTGCCATCCGGCTGGCTGCTCTAGCTTGATTGTATTCTGTGCGCAGCAGGTTGATGTTATACTCCTTACTGAGCTGAAGAATATCCTTTTTGAAATCGGCGAATGATTTTAGCGTGCCATCTTCATTCTTCAAAAGCGTATTAGCCTCCTGAATAAAGTGGTAGGTTTTGAAAGCGCTGAACCGATATACATTGTCGCGCAGTGCCATGAGCGTGTCTTTGGCCACCTGCGCACCGGCGTCAATGGTGGTGCCGTAGCCGCGCTCAACGGCATCAAACAGGCGAGAGCCAATCAGTTCATAAAGATCAGGATCAACACTTCCCGGCTTCAGGTCGCCCTGTTTCATTTTAGCGATGATCGCATCAATCACCTCACTGAGATCATCTTTGTACCCAAGCGTGATGATACCTCGCGTCGATAGGTTACTTCCGCTGCAAACCGGACACTGCCGCGCATAAAGTTTTTGAAGCTTAGCGCTTAGCTTTTCGCCTTGAGGCTTTTTTTTGCCTGCACCTCCGGGCTGTGAATTTGGGTCTTCATTATTCGGGTCCGTTTGTTTCGGATCGGTTGGATCGGCAGGATCAGGAGCAGGTGGAGCGGTAGGTGTTTTTATGAAGATAGGCCGATCGGCTGGATCAGGGATGCCAAACTCAGCATAGATGTCTTCGCTCGCGATAGGAAACCCGCGATCGATCAAGTCCATCCACATAGTTTGCTTAGTCTCAATATCCACTTCCTCGGTAAGCTTGAAAGCTCCCTTTACTCCATCCATTGGATAACCGTGAGGAATAAGGATGTTCTTTTTAAAAGGATAATTCAGCACGTACTCGCACATGAGTCGGTCTTCCATGTTGATGCTTCCCTCGACATCCTTATGCACGTCGCCAAGCGCACGGCTTCCTCCTTTGCTGTTCACGCTGGTGGTAAGCGTCTGCCCTAAAATGCCTATGGTGATCTCATCGTTGAGAATATCGTGCAGCTCCTTATACATCGCCGCGCTGCTCTGCTTGTTGCTCGCCTTGAAATCGACGTTGCCGTAATTCTGCGGAAGTACTATATAGGCGGCGGTGCCATAGTCTTTGGCGCTGGCTTCTACCTTGGCTTTAGCGTCGGGCTTGCTTGGGTCATAATAATAGACGCGCAAATCGTGGCCAAACATTTCGTTGTACCGGCTGAAGTCGGCGAGGTTCATCCGCTTCATCAAGACGTAGGGTGCCAGCTTGGCTAACAGTCCAAGATCACGCTTATGCCCTACCTCTAACAGATAGTTTTGATAGATGCCTTCGCGGTAGGGTATGCCCTGCTGGCTGAATCCATCAACGCTAATGATACCGAACTCCGGTTTTACGTTCTGCCTGGGCACCAGTTCGGATTCTGCAATCAAGCCATCTTCGCCGGTTTCAAACTCGATCAGCGTAGTACCCCAAAATATGCTGCTCATGATGTGCTTGATCGTTTCGATAAACCACGGAGCCTTAAAATTTTCCTTTACGGCATCATTGACAAGTCCATCCCATTCGAAAGGCACGGTCTTCACAGCCCTGATTCTTTTCTCCATCATGGCCGTCAGGTGCAGGTCGATGGTGATGTCCACATACGTGTTAAGGAGATAGCGACGGTTTGGATTGCGAAGCAGCTCGGCAGTCTTTACAGCCTGATACCAGGAAGCAATATCCTGATTGCCGCGGTAGAGTTGATAGACCGTTACGGTGTTGTCCTGGATAATGATCGGCTTTTTAGCCAGATCAGGTACTTCGTTAGTCTGTGGTGGAAGTGCTTCGGTAGTGGGTTTTGATGTCTTTTTTGCCATTGGGTCAAATTTTCGATTTAAAAAGAGCGCACCCTGAAAGGGGCGAGAGGTCGAGATTTTGGATATCGTCAAACCAAAGCCTTGTTAAAGGGGTGCTAAATACCTTTGTTGCCATTGGATTAGTAGTAGTGGTTACGCGGCGTGCCAGAACCTGCCACGACCACACTTTGCTTGTTGATTCCGTTGTCGTCCAGAGCCAGTACCGGCAGATCAGGTGCAAGACTTCCCTGGCTGACCATTTCAAGCCACTTTATGGCATCACTGTAGCGGTCTGATCGGGTTACCGGTACCTGCCCTGGGCTGATGCGGCTATGCAGGTGGTACAGCACCATATCAATGTAGATCATCACCAGGTGCGCATTGCGTGCGATACCTGATGCGCCAAATATTGCGCCGGTATTGTAGCCACGTATGCGCAGGTACCCGGTTATCTGCGCCTCGGTCTTCAGCTCTGCATCGGTGCGCAGGCTGTTGGTGTTTTCGATAATCATCGCAAGGATGTCGTCTTTCACTTGCGCTTTATAATCGGTATCTACTAAAAAAGCCATCAGTATAAATTTTTGGGTTTGGAAAGCCTGCCATAAAGAGGGTCGCCTTGTGTTTGTACTTTTTCAAATAGAAGATGCTTACCACCTTCAAAAGCATCAGGGCCATCTTTTTTAATCGTTGTTTTGCCGGATTCAAATGATGTGAATTGAAAGAGTAGATTTTCCATGTGGTGATTGGTCTTTTCATCGAGATTGAAATAGACCTCTCCTCTTTCGAAATATCCTTGGCAGGCACTTATGCGTCTGTCTTTGTCAGGTTTATCTCTCTTATCACCTTGAACTGGTATTGGCCAGCCTTTGGATTTTGCTGCCGCCGCAAAATCTTTATAAAGAAGGGATTGGTAGAACACGTCCTCCATAAAGAATTCACAAACTTCATTTTTCTCCTTTACATACTTTTCAATCTGGTATCCCCATTCTACCATTTCCTCAATACTCGCGCGATCACAAAAGGCTTTTATTACATGAATCTGAGAATCCTTTAGTCCAAGCAACAACCAACTTTTATGGTCACTATTCTTTTTGTCCGAGAAACTTGGGTCGAGATAAGCAATTAAAGCAACGTACCCTTTTAAGTCAGACATCGATTTCCACTGCATCCATTCTTTTCTAAATACTTTACCCTCGGTAATCGGGTTATTAAAGTATTCGCTTTGCGATGCCAGCGGCCCCATTTTCTTAATCATGTACTGACAATCTGATAAAGAAAATCTGCTCCATGTAGGTCTTCCGCGATTGTCTAGTAGGTTAACAATTTCAGACCAGTCTGCAATTTCGATCAGACGTTTCATGAGGCTTTTTTCGTGAATGATATTGTTTAGCCCCACTATAAGTCCTTCTCCACTTACATCAAGGGTACCTAGGTAAGCTTTTGAGAGACGCTCCCATGTTTTATCAAGACGATTTGGATTTTGGCATTCCTCATCATCGTCAAAGTCATTCCATATATGAAAATTTACCCGGACATCTTCATTTTTAGTTCCTCGGGGACTTTGTTCCTTACCCAGAGCGAGCCAGCTAATGCCTTGTTGGGTAACGAAATATTGTTGCTCCCATTGGCCAAGCGTTTTAAATTCTCCAAAATCATTTTTCAGTCGATTATTATGCTCGAACTGAAGCATTATTGGATAAAGGTCTCGCATTGAAAGGTCCTTATTTTGACTCATCCACAAGCCTGCCTCGAAACCTTTTCTGAGTTTCATGATGTAGCGACAGTTTATGTACATCGCCATCATCTGCCAGAAAGTAGTCTTTGACAAGTTGCGCGCCATCGCCCATGCAACGATCATTTTTTTTTCCGGCCATTCCATTACGGCATTTCCACAACGTAGGTGAAATGGAGCAAAATCACTCTTAGCCCATTTTGGAAAATAGTACTTCATAAAACTTGGCCAGTGAGTCATCAAATTATTGACGCGTTCACGCCGACGATGTGGCGATTCTCCCATCTCTGCGGGAGTGCTACTTTTAATCTGTTTGATGAATTCATCAAAGTCTCGTGCGAGTTTTTTTGCGCTACTCATTTTTCAAGCTCTCTCGTTTTTATCTGTAAAAACTCTTTGCTTAGGTCGGCTATATTTTTCGCTGACTCAGGATTTGTGCCATTGAGATATTTTAAAAACTCGGTGATGACATTGAAATAATCGGGGAGTGAAGTGCGGCCACTGAGTTGATCAATCGTTTTTGTCCACTTCAGTATTTGATCACTTTCAGCAGGTGTCGCGTACTGTTTTCCTTTCTCTCGTTTGTTGATCTCTTCGAGAAGGTTGTTCATGTGAACCAGCAGCATGCTGATGTTTTTTTCCTTCGTCATGCTGTTGGCGGCTTTGCTCTGCTGCCAGTTGTAGCGCTTGGCCCAATCGCCTACCGTGTCTTTGCCGACACCGACAGCAGCGGCTATCTCTGAGTAGCTCATGCCGGTGTTCATGTACAGCTCATAAGCACGATTGCGTAGTGCTTCGCTGTCGGTTTTCTTCAATCTCATGTGTGCAAAGGAGGGATAAAAAAGGTTTTTTATCTGGCCGCTAAATAGACTAAACAGCTATAGTTGTTTACTAGACAACCATAGTTGTTGCGTTGATTTCGCGACCTTTTTCGCTTTGCTCTGCTTTGCACTTTTGCTGCGAACAAAAAAAGCGCAATGCCAGCAAAGCCCATCATTATCACCGACGAAAGTGTTGTAAATAGTTATGGATTCCGTGTGCTCACGGATGGAATTGATCTTTCCTTATTCAGTAAAAATCCAATCATGCTTTGGGATCATACTCGTCGTGAAGACGATGATGATGATCAGATTCTGCCGATCGGAAACTGGACAGGAATGACACGTCAAGGCAATCAGCTCATCGCTACGCCTGTGTTTGACACTGACGATGATTTCGCTATGAAGATTTCATCGAAGTACGACAAGGGCATCCTCAATATGGCGAGCATCGGATTCGATGCACTCGAATGGAGTGAAGACCCGGCCTTGATGCTTCCAGGACAAACACTGCCGACAGTAACGAAGTGTGTGTTGAAGGAAGTAAGCATCACTGACATCGGAGCAAATCCAAACTGCTGCAAAGTTTCATTAGCTGGCAGAGGTACTCTACGCCTGAGCGAAAGCACAACCACCGACGACATCAAGAATTTTTTTAACTCAAACAAACCCAATTTATCCATGAAAAAAGTGATCCACGCGCTCTCTGCGAGCAAGTTGGTTAACCTTCCTGAAGCAGCAACAGAAGAGCTGGTAGCAGAGTCGGTGACCACGCTTGTGAATCAGTTGAGTGCCAAGTCCAGCAAAATAGCGGAGCTGGAAAATCAAATCGCCACGCTACGCACTGAAGTCGAGAATGAGAAGACCAAGCTTCTCAAAGACAAGGCCATTGCTTTGGTTGATACCGCGCTGTCTGCAAAAAAAATCCTGCCTGCACAGAAGGACAACTTTATAAAGTTGGCCAGCAATGGAGAGGAAGGTTATGCTTCAGTGAAAGCGGTACTCGATAGTCTTGTCGCCTTTGAAGGTGTATCGAAGCACCTCAAGTCTGAAGGCGGAAACAACCCTGTCGGCAAGACCGAGGAAGAGTTGCGCGAAGAGTACAAAAAACTTAGTCGCGGCAATGGTCTGAATAAACTACGTGCCAGCACAGACCCCAATGACAAGGCTTATCTGGATGCCATCTGGCAGGCACAGTTCGGAAAACCTTTTAACCCCCAAAACTAACCAGCCATGGCAGTTACCAATTATAACAAGTTCCCGTGGACGGATATGGATATCCAGTCCCCCGCCGATGCAGCGGCGATCACCTGTACGATCAACTCGTCCAAGACGAAGATCAACCTTCCCACAACGCAAAACTATACCCTGAGTTTGCAGGCAGCACAGGACCTTATCAAAGGTGCTGAAGTGCAAGTGGAGATTGTACAGGGTGGAACGGCACGCAGTGTTACGTTCGGCTCAGCAGCCAGCACCATCAAAGGCGCAACCAATGCAGGAGCGATCAATAAGACTGAGCGCTATGTGCTCACCTGGGATGGAACACAGTTCGCCGGCAACGCAGCCTGGGCAAGTATTTAATCCACTTTTTAAACTTCTAACAAAGACAATGAAACCCATTTTTAAATTTTTGCTCAGCATCGTATCGGTGCTGCTTTTTGCAACGGTGTTCGCGTCTGCCGCTGACGTTTCGTTAGCCAGTATGCTCATTGGCATGGTCGCCTTCGGGTTGATCATGACCGCCGTTCGTTTTTATGTGTTGGTGAAAAATCCTGACTTGCTGAATGCCCGAAAGGCCAATTTAGCACTGGGTGTATTCACTGAAATATGGGACCAGGTACTTGCCGAGAACTTGTTCCGCAAGTATGACTGGATCAGGAAAGCTCGCGACAGAAGCGGCAACGTGTTGAATAATGCAGTGGTGCATATTCCGCAAGCTGGTGCTGTTCCAAACTGGTATCGTAACCGTCAGAACTTCCCCGTTAACTTAGTTAACCGTGTTGATAGCGATATCACTTACGCTATCGATGTGTTGAGTTCTGATGCCGTTCGTATCTCTGACGCTGAAAAGTCCGAGTTGAACTACGACAAGATTGCCAACATCCTGCAAGACATGATGAATAGCGGTGGCCAGAAAGCCGCACAGAACATCTTGTATCGTTGGTTTGGACAAAACGTCGGTATGGCTACTCTTAACAGTGCCAACATCATCCGCACTTCGGGTGCATCAACAGCAGGGTTAAACCTTCCTGGTGCTACCGGTAACAGAAATAAATTCCAGGTGGCCGATGTTGCATCGGCAAAACAACAATTGATTGTTCAGACCAAGCAAGAAATTAATGATGGACGAAGGGCTATCATTATGGATGAAACAATGTACACTCAATTGAAGGGAGACTCTGTACTAACTACGCTTTACAACTTGCCCGTTGTAGGTGCTCAGTTTAGCAACAACGGTGACCTGGTTCGCATTCACGGGTTTGATATCATCCGTACCGATGTGTTGCCTCGCTTCACCAATGCTGGTACTCCGTTGGCCAAAGACCCGCTTGATGTGACGGTTACAAACGCCGCTACTGATAACAACTGTGCCTTGTTGGTTGACTTCGATAAGGTGCACGTTGCTCTCGGCTCAATGAAGCCATTCTCTAACCAGAATGATGCGCTGATGCAAGGAGACTACTACAGTGCCTTGGTGCGTGTAGGAGCAAGCCGTGAGCGCTTTGATCAGGCCGGTGTAATTGCCATCGTACAGCAATAATCCTTGAAAGTGAATCACTCAGTAGAATCTCATCCCATTGGTAGCGCGATAGGCGCTACCATTGGGCTTGTGAAAGCCTTCGTGGTAGCCATACTCCCAGGGAGTAATCTGAGTTGGGCGGTAGTATTGGACACTCTAGTTCTCGCCACTCTCGGTGCTATCGTCGGATGGATCGTAACGGAAAGCTTAAAAAAAATCAAAAAACTGTTTAAATAAATTTTTTATGGTAATCGACAAACAAGAATTAGCCATGAGGCAAGCACTTGGCACCAATAACATTGGAAGTGCAAAAGGTTCAAAGTACAGCTTGGAAGAGCTCAAAGTTTTAGCGGAAGGAGTATTCAAAGATTCTCCTGGTGAACGCTGCTTTTATGCCGACGAATTCGGAACGTTTAAAAATGAAATCCAATTCGATGCGCTTTCTGAAGATGAGCAGAAAGCCTTTACTATTTTTGAAAATCCGGTAGCACCGGCACCAGATGCAACCGCCGCAAAAGTTGAAACGCTGAAAATAAAGCTGGATGAAGTATCTGGTCAGCTCACTGATTTGCAATCGAAGCACGATGAATTGGCCGCATCTTACACGCAGGCACAGGCTGATCTTACGGCTGCCAACAAAGAGATCGCCCGGCTTAATGACCTGAAGAATCCTTCTGCCGCCAAAGCTTTGCAGGCACAGCTCGACGCTGCGAATGCAAAGATTGCGGAGTTGACAGCTTCGCCTGCACCACAGCCCTAACCCCACTTTTTAAACCCATTTTATTGCCATGAAAGCAAATAAGATTTTATACCGCGCTCTTGATATCATGCTGATGCTCATCAGCGCGGTGCTGATTGCTGCTACGGCAGAGCTTCCGGTGCTCGCAGTATTTTCTGCGCTGGCCACACTTTACCTGGTCACCTACATCTGTGTGACATGGTTCGGTGCTGTGCCTATGCGCGGATCGCTGTTTGCCACGGTGGCTTATGCGTGTACTGAAGCGATTGGTACATCCACAGCCGTTTACACTGATGCTGGCGACTGTCTGGAAGAGGGAACGGGAATACTTGGATTCTTTCTGGTAAAGAAAGGATTTGATTTGCCGACCATCATTGACGCCACGACTTATACCGCTGCGAAGACTGCCTTTAACATTGTTCCGGTAAAAGACATTGAAGGCTACTGGCCTAAAACCAATCCGGTAACTGTCGCAGGTCTTGCTGGTCGTATGCCTCGCCTCGGTCACATCGAGTATGAGTTCACCTACAAGCATGAAGGTGTAGATGCAAATCTTCACTTTCACAATACGCTGAACAACTCCCGCAACTGGGGCATCGCCTTTGTGACGGAAGAGTATAAAGTGTTTGCTCCACTTGACCGCGATCTTGAACCAGTCTTATGCCAATTCTTTGCCACTCCTGAAGGTGAGCAGGAATTCGGTAAGGTGAGAGTATTCCAAGGCAGCGTGAAATGGAAGCACAGAGACTTACCGCAGCTCATCGAAGCTCTTGGTTTTGTGAAGGCGCAAATCAAGCCTGACTTCCAGCCTTAATGAAATAAACCCCCCGATAGCGCCACGGTAGCGATAGCATCAAAGCCGTGGCCAGATGGGAGGATACCGCGAGGTGGAGCAGTGGTAGCTCGGTCGGCTCATACCCCACAGGTCGCAGGTTCGAGTCCTGCCCTCGCTACAAAATGTCAAACACCTTTTTAACAACTACTTTATGAAGCTCAAATACCTGGTGATTCACTGCACCGATACGCCTGAAGGACGCGAGGTAAGTAGTGCCGAAATCAAACAATGGCACCAAGGCCCTCACACAAACCCCGACAAGACAGTTCACTACATGGGGAAAGATTACTCCGCTATTTCTGCGCTGCCACCGGATAAAATCGGCGGCATATCTGTCTATAAACTTCAAGGCAATGGATGGCGGCAGGTGGGCTACCGCGACATGATCCACTTGAATGGCTGGGTAGAGAACCTAGTGCCATACAACGACGACGACAATGTTGACCCCTGGGAAATAACCAACGGAGCGTCAGAGATCAACGCCGTTACTCACCATGTGGTGTATGTAGGCGGTGCCGACAAGAAGCTGAAGGCAAAAGACACGCGCACGCCTGAGCAACACAAAGCCCTGGAAGAATACGTGAAGAAACAAATTGCGCTTCACCCCACTATTCAGGTCGCCGGCCACAACCAGTTCGATCCGCGCCCATGTCCCAGCTTTAGTGTAGTACAATGGGCAATTGCCAAAGGCATCCCGAAAGAGAATATCTACCCGGGAGAAATGAAAGTCACACCCGAAGAATCAAAACTCTAAATAATCATGGACGAATTTTTGCACAAAATCTTTTCTCCTGGCTCAACCAGTGAGCAGTGGAAATTAAACAAGCGTGACTTTTTGAAAGGCATTGCTGTAGCCGCATTTACCACTCCGGTAACTGTCATTTTACAAAGCTTGGAAGCTGCGAGCTTCACTTTCGACTGGCGCATGATCGGAAAGGTCGCCGCTGCCGGTGCGCTCAGTTACTTGATTAAGAATTTCATCACGCCGGCAATCCCACCAAAAGCATGAAAGTCTTATTCGTTTTTGTTGCGCTCTTGCTAAGCTCGTGCGTGACCTATCAGAAGTGCGTGGATAAGTTTGGCACACAGCAGCCAAGCAAGCCGAAGCAGTTCGAAAAAGTTATTGACAGCCTGATAAAGGTGATCAGCCAGGCGAAGGCAATCAATGGGGCTGTCAACTCCGATTCTCTCATTCAAAAGATTTTAGCTTTTAAGGATAGCGCCCGCCATCACAAGAAGTTAAACGATAGTTTGCTGCTCGCTTTTGGCGACAAAAAGCTGAATACGCAAGTGTGGTATGATGCACGCACTAATCAGGTGAAAGGGAAAACGCAGAAGTTACCCGACACGGTTTTTATTCACCTTAAAGATACAGTCAGAGTAGTTGCTGATTGCCCGCCAGCCATGGTGTTTGACCCAATCGAGAAGTTGCCCTGGTACGCACCGCCCAAACTCTGGGACCGGTACAAACTTTTTGCGGCCTGGGTGCTTCTCGCATTGGTAGTCATTTCAAGCATTTACGCAAAGTTTAAACGATGATTTTATGATCAAAAAACAACTACTAAAATTAATCTCCTGGCTCACCCGGTTAACCTATGAGCCTGTCACCTTGGACAAGATAAATCAGAAGATGATCAAGCCCGTGCCGGGTCTGATCATTGACGGTGTGCAGTACTACGAGTTTGTGAACATTGCCGACATGCCACAAAACCGCATGGTGCATTTTAACTACATGCGCGAAGAAATGGTGATGGGTATCGATCGGGAGCTTCAGCTAAAGTTTATCGATCAGCTAAAGAAAGCCAACGAAGAGCGCGATAGCAATTTGATCGGCGCCACGCTTTACATGTTTGAAGACACGCTGAAGAACCTGACCACGATTGAGAGTCACTACAACATGGCCAGCCTGGTGTATTTCGATGACAAGGAAGATATCAGCAGCTATGACAGCGACTACAACGAGCGCAAGATCAAGGCCTTCAAGGCCATCAAAGACAAGAGTTTTTTTTTCACCACTCTCCTGCAAAAAAGCTTGAATATTTCTTTCTCTCACTTGGAGCAAGACATGCAGGACTATTTAAACGAAAACGCAGCAAGGCTAAGCGCGTGGAAGCGTATGGTTTCAGAGCCAACCGCGTAGAGAAAATGCGTGTGTTCGCCGAGCTGGTTGACCATTACTGTGATGGCAACGAAGCCGAGGCAGAGAGAGTGAGGACAAAAACGGCAGAAGAATTTTATATGTGGATTGAGCGGAAAATAAAGCGAGCCAAGAAAATGATGAAGGAAATAGGGAAAGTAGAAAGCAAAACCTAATGGCAGAATTTCAAGTAAGGGCGAATACCAGCGGTGCCGAACAGGACATCGACAAACTGATTGCCAAGCTCACCAGCCTTGGCAAGTCGGCAGGCCTTACTCAATCCGAAATTGACAAGATAGCCGCATCAACCAGGAAGGCGAAAACCGAAGGCGCTCAAAACTTTGACTCGCTCGGTAAGAGCATGGGCAGCGTGAATGACATTGCCAAGAAAGGCGCAGAGATCATAGGCGCTTATTTTGCTATTGATAAAATCAAAGACTTTGTTGGTGAGGTAGTGCGTGTTACTGCCGAGTTTCAGCGCCTCGAAGCTGTGCTTACCAATACCCTGGGCAGCAATAGCGCAGCCCGCGCAGCACTTGCCGACATTCAGAAGTTGGCGGCTGTTACTCCCTTCAGCGTGCGCGAGCTGAGCGACAGCTTTATTAAGCTGGCCAACCGCGGAGTAAAACCAACCATGGACGAAATGCGCAAGATGGGTGACCTCGCGGCAACGCTGGGCAAGCCATTCGAACAGGTGGTGGAAGCCCTGCTGGATATCAACAACCAGGAGCGATGGAAAGAGATTGGTGTGAAGGCAGAAACTGCCGGCAACAAGGTAAGACTGAGCTTTAAAGGTGCAACCTATGAAGTTGACAGGACTGTCCAGGGCGTGACGGATGCTGCTGTGAAGCTCGGGGAGCTTGAAGGTGTGGCAGGAAGCATGAACGCTATCAGTAAAACACTGGGTGGCCAGATTAGCAACCTTGGTGATGCCTGGGAAACTTTCCTGAAGACGGTTGGGGATGGAAACAATGGTGTGCTGAGTGGTTTTGTCGGTGTTATGAATGATATCCTTGCTAGCATGACGGCGGTTGTTAAGACAGCAAAGCAGTATCAATCAGAAAAGGTATCGGGGCAATATACCAACAGCAAGGAATACATTGATACGCTTGTCGGCGGGGGAATGTCATCTGACAAAGCGGGAGCTATTGAGCAGGCCAACATTGAGCGCCGTATCCAGGAGAAAAACGACGAGTTGAAAAAACTGACCGACGATTACAACCAGAAGCTTGCTGATGGACAACGTGCATTTAGATTGGATGATGAGAAAAAGAAGATTGACGCTATACAGCAGGAGATAAAGGACTATCAGGAGATTTATACGGCGGTTCAAAACTATACGGATTCTCTTCATAAGGAGCACGACCTGAAACTTCAGCAGGATGCTGATAAGGTCAAAAAGCAAGCTGAGCTTGATGAGATTCAGCGGATGAAGGATTTAAAAGAGTGGCTTGATAAGATTAATTATGCGCTGGACTGGAATGCTAAACACGCCAAGCCGGTAAAAGGAATCCCAACATACAGTGAGGTTCAGAATGCCCCAGTAAGCGTTTCCGGAAAGCCAACCGATAAGATTGATGGAGTAGGTCCTAATCTACAAGATGCTCCTGATGGCTCATCAGTATTGGGAGACCTTGATGCCAAGGGCGCAGCATTGAAAGAGTTTAAAAACCTTTCAATTGAAACGATGGGCCAAATATTTGCATACAACCTCAACGGGATACAGAATGAAATGACCGCGCTTACTCAGCGCTACAACTATGAACTGGGTTTGGCTGGAACAAATAAGGACGCTCAAAAGAAACTGCAAAACGACTATAACAAGCAAATGCTTGCTCTTCAGAACAAACAGGCGCAGGCACAAAAAGAGCAAGCTATTTTTGGCATCCTTGTAAATCAGGGACCAGCCATTGCAAAAGCGATTGCTACGGCGGGATTTCCTTTAAATCTAGGTATCGGCCTTGTCGTTGCAGCCATGTTCAGCGCGATACTTGGCCAGACCAAAAGCATCGCCACGCCACGTTTTAAAGATGGCGTATTTGGCCTTGAAGGTCCCGGTACAGATACCAGCGACAGCATTCCGGCTTTTCTTAGCCGCGACGAAAGTGTAGTAGCAGCTCGCAAGAGCCGCAAGTTCAAAGACGTGCTTCAGCCCATGATCGAAAACGAAAACTTTGCCTGGGCAGACCTTCGCCGAATTGTTGACGCTAAGATGCCGGTGCTCAATGCACCATTGATTTTTACCGCTCCGCACGTGCGTGATGATGGCAAGCTGCTGGATCGACTTGAGCGCATAGAGTCGGCGGTACGAAACAAAAAAGAGTTTCATTGGAATATCACCGAGGATGGCCTGAGCATGCTCACCAGGGAAAAGGATCAGTGGACTCGGTATGTAAACAAACGCTATAAAGGCAAAGGCTGATGTACAAGTTTTATCTATATCACCCTGACCTGAAGCAGCCTGTAAAAGTAGATACACCAGTAGGCTGGGATGCTCTTGGCAAAAGCCTGGCACGTGACAGAAACTATCACGGCATCTTCACCAACTACACCACAAAGCTAAAGTTTGTAAAGAGCGGGAAATATCTCATTCATAATCTCTACGAACAGTACGGTATCGAGGCCGTGATCACGCTGATCGTAATGCGCCGTGACAGCAGCTCGCGCAAGTATCTGAAAGACTTTGAAGGCAGATTGAACCTGACCACGCTGGTGATCAGCAGGCTCTATGCGGAGTGTAATTGTGAGAATAGCGGCATGCTTCAGAAGTTCCTCAACCGGCAGGATATTAAAGTCGATATGAGTAAGGCCGTGGCTCAGGATGGAGTTACCGGAATTAATTTGGTAAGCCCTATTTCAATCAACCTCCCAAGCCAGAGCTTGCGCCGATATTCTGCTAAGCGTACCGATCACGATTCGACTTACAACTTTGGCGTTGACATCCAGACGTATGTTTTCCCTCAGACTCTTTAC